GCCGGACGCACCCCCTACACCCCCACCCTGGGGTGCATCCGGGTGTCGGAATCCACCCTTTCCCGGGTCCTGAACACCCTGAAGTGGGCCCGGATGCAGTCTGAGTTCACCCCCAAGGACTGGAAACTGTATCGGAACGAAGACGACTTCGTTGATCTCACCATGTCATGGCGGGACGACGTGTAGGGAGGCAAGACATGGGAACCGTGAAACGGGACTTTTTCGGACCTGCGGAAAGTGTAGAACTGCGCTACGTTTCTGCCAACCAGGGTGGTTTGACCCAGGTCTACCCCCTGGAGCACGAGTCGGTACTGGCCCTGCGGTTGAGCGGGTTCTCGGAGTCCGACATCCACTTCCTGATCCGGTTCATTGAGAGCGTCGGACTTCTCTCCGGGTTTCCCAAGGTCCCCGTGGAGAAGATGGAAGAGTTCGTAGACACCCTGCGGGACCTGTTCACCCTGATCAACGGGTTGAAGGACGGCTTCGACGTGCAGGATGTCTCGAACGTGATCAACATCCTGGACCGCATCTACAACCTGCTCCACTAGATGGCCATCACCCGGGAAGTCAAACTTTCTGAGGTCCCCAAGGACCCTTACTCCTATCTGCTTCAGCGGTTCCAGGAGACCCTGTCGCAGACTATAGCCATGACCCGGGTGTTCTACAAGAACTTCGACTGGTCGAAGAACCCCAAGCAGAAGATGCTCTTCGACCTGTGCTCCAACCCCCCGAGTCGCCGGGTGCAGCACATCATGCTTCGAGGTTCGGTCGGCTCCGGGAAGTCCATTGGGGCCCACGCATGGGCCTTGAAGACCTTGGACGAGCACCCTGGGGCCCACTGGTTCGGTCTGCGGAACACCCACGACGAGATCATCACATCGATCTGGTCACAGATCCGCAAGTTCCTTCGCCGGTATCAGGTTCCGTTTACCGATGGGAAGCAGCCGGCGTTCATCGAGTTGCCGAACGGGTCGGCATGGCACTTCTGGTCGGCCAAAGCCATCGTCCAGTCCAGCACCACCGACGTTGCCAAGGGTCTCGGCTCCGTGGAGTTCTCCGGAGCGACCCTGGAAGAAGCCGACTCCATCCTGCAGGCCGCCGTGGAGACGGTCCCCCAGCGCATCCGTGAAGCCTCCGGGGTGAAGAACCGCTTCATCTTCTACCCCATCAACCCCCCGTCGGAGTCCCACTGGCTGGTCAAGTTCTTCAACGAGAACAAACAGGACAACCCCCTGGATTTCCATGAGATCCACATGACGATGGAGGACAACCGCTACTGGTTGGATCTGGAAGCCCCGGGTTACATCGAGACCCAGTACTCCATCTACGGGCACAGACCCGCCCTGTTCCGACGCATGATCCTGGGGGAGTACGGGCCGGACTCCAAGGGTGACCCGATCTTCCAGGATGTCTTCTCTCGGGACTTTCACGTCTACAAGCGGAAGATCGACGGACAGAACCGATCCCCGATCATCGAGCGGTGGACTGAAGAGCAGATGTGGAAGTTGGGCCCGGTGTGTCTGTGCTGGGACTTCGGCTGGAACCATCCGTGTCTTGTGGTCTTCCAGGATCGGGACTACGGCCGGTTCGACCAGATCGTGATCCTGGGAGCATGGCTGGGGGATCGGGAACTGCTCCGCCTCTTCGCCGGGTACATCATGGGGCGTGTGCAGCAGATGCTCCCCAATGCAGAGTTCCTTACGTTCTGCGACCCCGCCGGGGCTCAGAAGAGCAACCAGGGGGTGACGGATCAGTCGGCTGTGGACATCCTGGAGTCCCTCGGGCTGAAACCACGCTACATGCGGAGCAGCATTGAGTACGGTGTGAACCTGATGGCTGATCTGCTGGCCTCGAACTACACCTACGGGCGCTCTGGGGTTCAGCCCCTCCTGCTGATCGATGATAACGAATTCACGCAGGACATCATCGATGGGTTCGAAATCGGGTATGTCCAGGATCCCCGGGCCATCCTGGAAGATAAGATGCGCCCCTTGAAGGACGGGAAGTACGACCATATCTTCGACGCTCTGCGGTATGGGATCATCCACCGCCGGCGCTCCCGGAGGGACAACCCGGCCATGCGGGCCATACGGGCGCAGCGGGAAGACGTGTTCACCCGGTTGCACACGGATCCGAATTCCGGTAGGTTCTACGTGGAGGATCCACGAATGGACTCCGACATGCCGGGTTACGATTCCTGGGACATCCCATCCCCATCCTATAACTTCTGAGGAGGGTTGATCCGTGGATGACTTCAGAGGCACACGAGGTCCTCTTCGGAGGTTGAGGTTGGATCTTGGGGATCCCCTGGACGGGTTGGAGGCCATGTCCGCCCCGGACCCCTTTGGGGCCGAACCGGACGCTACTGAAGACGAGGATGCCATTGTAGACGCCATTGTCAACACCCTGAACCATGAGCATCAGGTGAGGCAGCCTCATGAGTACTTCTGGAATCTGGCATGGGATCGGGTGAACGGCCGTTATGACTTCTCCAGGAAGATGGGGTGGCAGTCCAAGAAGACCCTCCCTGAGGTTTTGCAGAAGACCCAGCGTCTGGTCTGGGAGATTACCAAGCCTCTGATCGAGGCAGGGGACAACTGGTTCTCGGTGAAGCCGATGAACCGGAAGTTCGCCCAACTGGTAGACCTCCCGGTGGAACTGACCCGGATGTCCATGTACCCAAACGCCGAGGGGTGCGACCACTTCAACACGGTGTTCTATGATCTGGTGTTCTCCGGGCTGGTGGCTGAGAACATGGCTCTTCTGGTCATTCCCGAGGTGGACGGCACCCCCAACACGTCCCCGCTGGACGAATCGGTGGCCCCCCTCGAGGAGGAGATGCCTTACATCCCCACCTACGGTTTCGGGGCTGCCAACGCCCTCCCCCCGGAACAGCAGGCCCCGGACATGAAGGACTGGGGGCAGACCTTCAGGATTCGGTTGGAGGCTTTCAACCCCCGGATGGTCTGGAAGGACTCCACGGACCGCAAGCGCTACGTGATCTGGTCCCAGTCCATGACCCCTGACGAGTTCCGAGCCGAGGCCGAGACCCGGGGATGGAAGTACATCGAGGAGACCATCGAGTCAGCCCTGTCCCGGGATGACGTTGGGATCGATCCCGATGCGGAGATCCAGAGAGTTCAACGAGATGCGGACAACGCCTACGGTCAGGGTCGCCGGGATACCATCCACCTGACCCACTTCTGGGGTACCCTGTATGACGACGAGGGGCATACCCTGGGGCCGGAGGGGCAGTCCTACTACATCCTGGGGAACAAGAAGTTCCTGGTGTGGGGGCCGGAGCCCTCTCCCTTCTGGCACAAGGAGATCCCCCTTGTGATCGCCCCGATGATGCGAATCCCCTTCACGGCCTACGGGCGCAGTCTGATTTCTACCAGTATCGATCCGATGGATTCCTGGGTGGAGATCCTGAACATGATGCTGGACTACATGCAGCAGGCCATCAACCCACCCACCGAGGTGGACATGGATCTGCTGGACTCCCGGAGAGGGAATCAGTTGGCCTCCGGCATCGCTCCCGGGAAGGTGATCCTGACCGAGAAGAGGGGCGGAGCCGTTCCGGCTATCGCCAGATCCCAGGTTCCTGATCCAGGATCCGGGGTGTGGAACGTGTTGGGGATGTTCAGGCAGGAGAAGGACGGCTACACCGGGATGGGGGAGACCGGGGCCACCCCGAGGTCTCGGAACCGCATCTCGGCTCAGGAGTTCAAGGAAAGGTCGGCCATGGCCGGGGGGATGCTCCGGCAGTTGTTCAAGAACATCCAGGACGGGTTGCTCCGACCCACCCTCAGGCAAGCGTACTTGCTGACCTTGCAGTACATCCCCCAGCAGATGTGGGAAACCTACATTCAAGAGAAGATCGACGGGTTGATCCCCGGGACCCCCCAACCACAACAGCAACCGACTCCTGGACAGCCGGCCCCCCAAGAGCCCCCTTCGGCGGACTCCCCCCTGATTGCACGACTCAAGGAGATGCAGAAGTGGGATGCTGCGAAGCGTCTGCAGGAGTTGGGCAGAGCCTTCACCTTCAAGGTGGAGGTCTTCGACGCCGTGGAGAATCGGCGCGAGCGGTTGGAGAAGTTGTCGATGGTGGCGTCTTCCGCCCAGGCGGTTCCCATGATGGCTGCCCGGGTGAAGTGGCACAGGTTCACCGAGGAGTTCTTCCGGGCCTTGGAGTTGCCGGTGGACGAGTTCCTGTGGCCTGACGAGCGGGATACGGCCGACCAACCCATCCCCATGCCCCAGGCTATTGCCGCCATGACCGGGGTAAAGGACATGGAAGGCATCCCCCCGGCTCTTCCCACCCCGCCTCCCGGCGGGCCTGAGATGGGAATCCGTTGACGTGGTAAAGGAATTGGCATAGACTCTACAGAAGGAGAACTGACATGGAAGAGATCGATCCCCGCCCCGGCAAGATGGTCGAAACCGAGCCCGATCCTTACGGATCGGTTCCAGATCGGTTCGACAACCCCAATGTCATCGAACGGGAGATGACCGTTCGCTTCAACCCGAACCCCGGCGGGGAAGACCCGGCTATCCTGAAGGGTTTCCGGGTGGTCAAGAAGTTCGACTAGGAGGGTACATGGCTTGCAAGAAGAGTACCAAGAAGACCTCGGGGAGGGGTGGTTACAAGTAATGGCCAAGAAACCTCCCCCGAAGAAGGCCCCCTCGAAGAAGGCGCCTTCGAAGAAGGCTCCCCCGATGATGCCCCCGGGAATGCCTCCCGGGATGCCCCCGGGAATGCCTCCCGGGATGCCGTTCTGACAGTCTAGAACAAACAGGAGGTGGATCATGGCGGATGGTAAGGTTTCCAACCCGCGGCCTACTACCCTGATCGAGGTTGAGGACAACAAACTCACCAAGACCAAGGTCGATGGCAACTCCCAGCGGTCGTACCCGAAGCCCGACTAGAGGGGGTCTTATGAGAGGCGGCGTTCCGAAACAAGGTGGTGTTGTCCGGGAGGACATGCTTCGCCAACTGCTGGGGGGATCCCAGGCGGACCTGGAGGAGATCCGGGTCAGTGGGGGCGTTCGCCGTATTGTAGAGGCTCGGGACAGGATCATCCTTCGGATGACCTCAGGGAGGGGCTATGATAACGTCCCCTCCCTTCTTTCTTGCAGCACAGAGGCGGAGAGGATGTCTGTGCAGGCAATCCTTCAAGCCCTGGATCTTCTGGTAGGCGCCTTGGTGATGGACATGCAACAGTCCCCGGGCGACCCCAGAGAAATCATGGTGCAGTAGTCTATGGCTTTTGGAAATCTCCCAGGGATTTCAGTCTTGGGTGTCGATTCAAACGACGCCTTTGGCGGTAGTGACTTCCCGATCTTCGGGCCGGATGGCCTTCCGGTATCGTCAGGGGGAGACTCTGAGAACCCCCGGGATCCGGTGGAGGAGTTGCGGAAGGCCAATGAGGAACTGCGGCAGATGGTCCAACAGGAGCGTCAGGCGTCCAAGCATGAACTGAACGATGCTAAACGCCGCGTGGAGGCCCTGCAGCAGCAGGTAAAGTCCGTAATCGACCTGATCCCCGCCCCGGATCCTCCGGCGGCAGCCCAACAGGATGGTTTCTCCTGGGATGCCTGGAACGTGAAGCCGGGCCAGAAACCCCAACTATCGGCCAAGAAAGAAGAGGACCCCAACGTGGCGATTTCCCCTGCTGATTTTGATGCCCTCTACCAGAAGAAGAGAGCTGAAGAGGTGGATTCCTTGCGGGAACTGGCTCGCAAGCAGCAGGAGGCCGCTGACCAGTTCGTTCGGGATCCCCGTCTGGCCCCTTACTACAACGACGCCCTGGTGGAGTTCCAGAGGCTGGACTCCCTGATGCCCGGGAAGTCGTTTGAGGAGAAGATGGCCGCCCTTTATGCTACGGTGGGCGACTGGATCTCCCGCGGCTGGGCTCCTCGCACCCCCTATGATCCCAAGAAGCCTGGAGGGGGCATCCCGGTGGGGGGTCAGAACATGTCGGGGGGAGCGACGGGAGGCTCCGACAACCGCTTCCGCCCGGATGAACAAAACATCCGAGGACAGGTGGGCTTCTATTCCGACAAGCAGCGCCGGGCCGATGCGGAACATGATCGTCGCGCCCGGATTCAGGACCTGGAGACCCGCAAGACGCGGGGTCAGGACGGAATGACTTACGACGAGTACTTCCGCCGGAAGGACTCAAAGAGGTAGAATCGATCCCGGAGTAGGAAGAACCGCGGTAGGTGCCCTGCCCCCGTGTAGGATCCTGACCCGGTTCGGACGATAAAACGTTCGAGTCGAGATGGACTACACGGAAGGAGGGACCTGGAATGGCTCTGGTTTGGATGACCGACAGCCTGGGCGGATATCTGACTTCGCCCGAACTCAGCCGAAACATGCGTCTGAAGGCACAGCCGAGGATGCGGTTCCGGCCCCTGGCGACCCCGGAGGCGTCCTTCGGGATGCATCAGGGAGATGTGCTGCAGTACACCAAGGTTGGTGATGCTGACGACGGGCGAGTGGTGGCCGAGGACGAGACCGTCCCCACTTCGAACCTGACCTTCAGCAAGGACACCGTTATCGCCCAGGAGTACACCCTGGGGATTGACTTCTCCTGGAGGCTGGACATCCTGGCGAAGTTGGATGTCTACAACAACGTGGTCAAGGCTCTGACCAACTCGATGGCTCGCACCCTGGACAAGGCGGTGGCAGCCCAGTTCCGTTCTGCGGATCTGGTCTACACCCCCACCGGGACTGCTTCCAACCCGTCCTACACCTTGGGCACTGCCGGTGTGGCTCTGGCTTCGGCTACCCGCCGGTTCACCATGTGGGACCACATGAACGTCATTGATCTGATTGGGGGCACCTACCTGATGCCCGCCTATGATGACGCTGGCTATATTTCGGTTGGATCCACCGCCTTCCTGCGCTCCTTCTTTGAGGATCAGCGCTGGGAGAACGTGGCTACTCCGCAGAACGCGGGCAAGTTCTTCCGGGGTGAGGTCGGCGAACTCTACAACTGCCGCTTCATCAGGGAGACCAACGCCCTGGACAACTCCCTGGCGGCCTCCAACGGCGAAGCCGTCTATTGCGCCGCGGATGCGGTCCTGGAGATCACGGTCTACCCTGAAGAGATCCAGGCCAAGCTCGGTTCCGACTATGGCCGGGATCGTGGTCTGCGCTGGGTTTACTACGGGGCCTGGAAGAAGACCTGGGACTATACTACAGACGGGCAGGCTCGACTGCTCCGGGTCCACTCGCTGACCTAATCTGAGGGAAAGGAGAAACTGAAATGGCTCTCACTCGTGCTTCCGGGAGCGACTACAGGGGTCAGTTGAGGGGTCACTCCCATCCGATGTTCAACGTCCCCTTTGTCGTGCGCCCGATGAACAGTGTCTCTGCCGGTGATCTGCAGGCCGCTGCCGGAACGTCGTTGGGGCTTTACGCTCTTCCCGATTACTTCGGGCAGTGTTTGGTTCTGGCTTTCGGCTTCACCAACGCGGATGCTGGCGGGGCTCAGACCACCGCCGGGCTGATGGAGGTGGAGATCGCTGGGGATAACATCGAGGTTGCTGGGGCTGTGGCTGTGGCTGCTTCGGTGGCTTTCCACACCATCCACGATTGCGTGGAGACCTCCTGCAACAACACCCCCACTGCGAGCAACCTTTCCTCTGAGCCGGAGTACCCGGTCATCGCTGGCGGGCAGTTGCTGGAGTGGAAGGTGAACACCCAGGGTGTCGGGGCGGGCGACCAGACGGTCTACCCTTATGCCATCCTGGTGCGTAGACCTTCGCAGTCCTAACTTGGTGGGGTGGCTCCTTCGGGGGCCACCCCTCCTCAAAACCCCCCGAGAGGTGACTTATGAACGCTACCCGATCCGGCTGGTTGGATCCCAAGAAACTCCCCAGAAACCACATGATCTTCCGGTCCGACAACAAGGAAGGTCTGGTGGTCGTGGACGGCAAGCCGTACGCCTTGAACGGGAGACCCCTTCCCGTGGACGTGGACTGGCTGAAGAAGAACAACTACTCGGTCTTCGGGGAGGCCCTGCGGGCTCTTCGCCCCCCGGAACCCGAGAAGAAGACCCGGGACTGCGACAGTTGCCATGCCGCCGTCCCAGTGGCTTCCAGGTACTGTCCTGAGTGTGGGAATCCCCTGCAGGTTCTGTGGACTCCCGGGGACGGAGGGGAGGGAGAGCGTCTGCGGAAACTGATCGACCCTGAAGATCCTTTGGGGGCCTTGGATGCTATGTCCAACCCTCTGGATCAGAAGGCTCTGGCTTCCCACAGGCAGCGTGTGGAGGATATGGAAGAGATCACGGACGACGAGATCCGGGCGGAACTTGGAGGGCTCGCTGGGGGTGCCATTGCGGCTGTCCCCGGGGAATCTCCGCGTCCTACCAATCCTAAGTTCCGCAAGAAGGCGGTGGGTTCCGTGTCCCACGGAATGCCCACCTCGAGGGGCTAACCCGTGGAAGGGGCCCCCGTCAGGACCCTGGAGTACTTGTTCAACCGGGTGAAGACCCGGTTTGGCAAAACCACGCCCGAACTGGAAGAGCAGTTCCGGCTGGATATCACTGACGAACTTCGTGTGATCAGTGCTGAGTACCCCTACTGGTTCCTGCGGATGGAGCCTGGCTCATTGGTGCCCGGTTTGTTGCGGTCTGGAACCGCCCCCACCAACATTGGCCCGGACGGCTGGTTGGATCGGGGTGGAGGGCCTCCACCCGTTCAACCTGGGTCACCTCCCACCAACATTGGCCCGGACGGCTGGTTGGATCGGG